GGTTCAGGAGTTACTTTAGGTTTTTCACGTTTTGACATATCTAACGCTAAATGTTTTGCTCCTGTTGAGATTGCTTTGGTTCTCACATAGTAACAAAGAGTTTTTAAACCTTTTTCCCAAGAGTGGAAATGTGATGATGTAATTTTAGATAAAGTTGGGTTCGCCATATAGATATTCATTGATTGTGATTGATCAATAAATGGTGCTCTATCTGCCGCCATATCAATAAGTTCTCTTTGTGAGATCTCCCAAATAGTTTTATATTTAGGAATTAAATGCTCAATTCTTTTAACTTTCTTATTGTAATTTTTATCTTCACTATCCAAATAGTTATTGAAATTAATATTTTGGATTGATCCTTCATTTATAATAATTTCATTTTTCAAATCTTCGCACCAAATTCCAATCTTTTCAAAATCATTAATTAAGTATTTGTTAACAATCATGATTTCCCCACCAACAACTCTTCTGTTAAAAATAGCCGAGTGAGCTGGTTCTGTCATTTCATATGATCCTGTAATCTTAGCTGAAGATGCCACAGGCATTTGTGCTGTAAATAATGAATTACATACACCATATTGTGAAACACTATTTTTAAGTTTGTTCCAATCCCACATTCCTGAAAGTTGGGTTTCGTCTAATCCCCACATATCAAATTGGAATATTCCTTGAGACATTGGTGATCCATTGAAGAATGAGTAAGCTTCGTATTTACCATTGATACACAACTGATTACTTTCGTAGATCGCCGCATAATAGATTGTTTCAAAAATATCCTTATTTAATTTTTTAGCTTCTTCAGATGTGAAGATATAATCCATTAAATAAAATACATCAGCCAAACCTTGGGTACCAATCGCAATTGCTCTTTGAGCTAAACCACCTTTTCTACCTTTTTCAGTTGAGTAGTTATTAATATCAACAACTTTATTAAGTGATCTAACAACTTTTCTAACCTCATTAAATAAAAGTTCAAAATTAAATTTACCTCCTTGAATAAAGTTTTTCAATACCATAGATGATAATGTACATATTGCTGTAGTCTCTTCATCAGTATATTGATAGATCTCGTTACACAAGTTAGATTGTTTAATCACCCCAATATTTTGGTGGTTAGTTTTTCTATTTGCATTATCTTTAGAACATAAGTAAGGAACACCCGTTTCAATTTGAGATTCAACAACTTTACTCCAAATGTCTTGGGCTTTTACTTTTTTACCTAATCCCATAGAAACAGCCTTATCGTAAACCTCTTCGTATTCGTCACCAAAACATTCTTGTAGTGGTTTTAAACCGGCCTTAGTGATATCATTAGGACAGAACAAATACCAACTACCGTTGTTTCTAACCGCCTTCATAAAATTATCAGGAATCCAAAGTGCTGTAAATAAGTCACGAGCTCTTAGTTCTTCGGCACCTGTGTTCTTTTTAATATCTAAAAGATCAAAGATGTCTTTATGCCAAGGTTCAAGATAGATAGCGGCACTACCAGGTCTACGACCTTGTTGATTAAAGAATCTTAGTGATTCGTTAACAATTTTTAAGTATTTCAAAAGACCACCAGCATAACCACCTGAACTTGAGATTCTACTTTCTTTACTTCTAATGTTAGACATAGATAATCCAATACCAGCAGCATCAGAAGAGAAAGTTGAGATATCGGTTAATGTGTCTAATAAACCTTTTCTTGAGTCGGAGTTGTTATAGTGAAGTACACATGATGCCAATTGTGGAACTTTTGTTCCTGCATTGATCATGATTGGTGTTGCTTTTGAAATCAGTTGATTTGATAATGATTTGTAGTACTCAAATGCGTCTGTCATATTGGTAGTAACCCAAAGAGCAACTCTCATATACATATGTTGTGGTCTTTCAACTACTTTACCATTTGGTCTTTTCAACAAATACATTTCTTGTAATGATCTCCAAGCGAAGTAATCGAAGTTATAATCATTTTCATGATTAATAGCCGCGTCAATAGTATCTTCACCGTACTCTTTAATGGTTTCAATTAATTTTTCATTAATGATTCCATCTTCGTAAAGTTGCATCATTGTTTGTGAAAAACTTTCATTAGTTTCTTTATGGTATGAGGAAATTGCAACACTCGCAGCCAATCTTGAGTAATCGTGGTGACTACCTGTATACGAAGCCGCAATCTCATAAACTAATTTATCAAGTTCTTTTGTGGTTACCTCACCTTCTGTTGGTACAGAAGTGATCACTTTAATGAAAATTTCGTCAGAGTTAACATTTAAACCTTTAGAGGCTCTTTTAACTCTGTTGTAAATTTTTTGAGGATTAAATGATACACTTTCTCCTCCTCGTTTATTTATTTTTAATGACATATTCCAAAAATTAAAAGTCGTCTGTAAATGTTATTGTTTCATTCAGTTTTGCTTTCTGATACTCCATAGTACGTGATTCAAAGAAATTACCTTTAGTTTCAACAGCGATTTGCTCCATAAACTTAAACGGTTGTTCTACATTGAACTCTTTACTACATCCCATCTTAACAAGTAGTCCGTCAACTACAAATTCAAGATATTGTTTCATTAAGTTTGAGTTCATTCCGATCAAAGAAACTGGTAGTGATTCTGTGATGAATTCTTTTTCAATTTCTAAAGCCGAAAGTAAAATCTCTTTAATTCTTTTTTCAGAAGGTTTATCCTCTAAATGATTATTTAATAAGTGAATTGCAAAGTCACAATGTAAATTTTCGTCTTTAAAGATCAAAGAGTTAGTATTACACAAACCTTGCATAATTCCTCTTGATTTCATCCAAAAAATAGAACAGAATGAACCTGAGAAAAAGATACCTTCAACAGCAGCAAATGCAACTAATCGTTCTGCGAATGATGCCTTTTCAATCCATTCCAAAGCCCATTTAGCTTTTTTCTGAACTGCGGGTAGTCTATCAATTGCGTTAAAACATTCATCTTTTTCCTTTGGGTTATTAATGTACGTATCGATTAACAACGAATACATTAATGAGTGAATGTTTTCCATTGCCAATTGGAATCCGTAAAAGAATTTAGCCTCAGGGTATTGTACTTCTCGGTAGAAATTTTCCGCCAAGTTTTCGTTTACAATGCCGTCAGAAGCTGCGAAAAATGACAATACGTTTTTGATAAAGTATTTTTCGTTATCAGTTAAATTTTCCCAATCTCTGATGTCATTAGTTAAATCCACCTCTTCTGCCGTCCAAAACGCCGCTTGGTGTTGTTTGTAAAATTCCCATATATCATTATGTTCGATAGGGAAGATGACGAACCGACCAGGATTTTCTACTAGTATTTTTTCCATTTTTATAAATTTACTTATTTTGTTAATTTGATTGTGTTTCTCTTTGTTTTCTCTTTTCTAAGAGTTCCTTGACTCTTTGTCTTTGTCTTTCTTCTTTTTGTTCTTCAAGACCTAAGAACGTCATTGAGCTTTCAGTATCTATCTCAATCATTGCGTTATCAAACTTACAGTTTTCAAATACAACACCATCATCACCAATACGTGATTTTGTAATTGCAATTGTTGCCAATTTCATTTCTTTTTGTTGTAATGTCTTTGCAACTGATATAATAACGTGACCCACTTGAGCCTTTTTAATTGATCCACCCATTTGATCTGTTGTAACAACTTCGGAAGATATTGAAGATCTGTTACCTTGAGTTGCCGTCCAACCCACAATATTCATTTCGTGACACATTGCTTCAAATGCTCTCATCACTGAACCTTCACTCTTCCATTCATCCCCCAAATTTTTGTCAGGGACAATACAATCGATATAATCTAAAACAATCATATCAACTTTAATCCCATCAGATACCATTTTTCTAATTTGATTTTTGATTTGTAACATCGTCATAGTATCGGATGGTAACTTTTTCATTATCAATTTATTTGGCATCGATTCCTCAATTTCCCTAACTCTCTTCATAACTTCATCTTTTTTCTCTGACAAATCGTCAGGATGAACTTTCGTCCATAATGTGAAGTGTTTTCTTTGGATAACCTTTGGGTTGTCCTCAAAAAAGATCTGAAGTACATTAAAACCTAAGTTAAAAGCGTGATTTGCCATCTTAGTTAATACAGTTGACTTACCGACTCCTGTAGGTGCTAAGATAACACCAATTTCTCCTTTTGCCAAACCTCCCTTCAACAATCTATCAATACCTGGTATTCCCATAGGAATTGGGTGTCTATAATCATCTTCAAGAACTTGGTCAAGGTTAGAAAACACATCTAACATGGATGTGTCTTTTGCTCCAACCTGAAGAGCGGTTTTAACCATTTCTTCAAGTGTGTCGTAGTTCTCAAATTCACCACCATCGATGATCTTTTGAGCCTTACCCATGACCTTTTGTAGTTCTTGTTGTTTACAGAACTTTAATGCCTTTTCCTGTACAAAACCCACTCCATCGATAGGTGCATCTTTAATTTTCTTAATTGTATCCATAACAATTTTAGATGCAATTTCTTGTTGTAATTCAGATTTTGTAATTTGTTCTAACGTATCAAACGACGGTGTGTGGTCATATTTCGTATAATACTCTCTAATCATTTGAATGATGATTTTGAAGTACTTGTTTTCAAAATAATTATTCTCTATCACATCAATAATTGAATGTGAAAAGTCTTTATCCACAATGATTTGATTAAGTAATTGTAACTGAAACGTATTACCTAAATACTCAAAATTTTTACCTGTCGCCATATAGTTTTCTCTTCTTTAGTAAAAATAAATAGTATTAGTTTTTGATAAATTCAGGATAAAAATAATTAAAATTTTTACCTGAAAAAATGTCAGTAAGTGATGATAGGATGCTTTTTAACTTTGGGCGTAGGTCTACGGTGTATCTTACCTTTGGAGGGTATACTTTAGCATCAAACTCACGCTGACAAATTGTCATGTCTCCGAGCTTAATAATTAAATTAAAATTTTCCGGACCTTCTGTTATCGACGTATTTAATACATCTGGATTTTCTGAAATTTCATATTGGTTATCCAACATGTATGTTACTGATCTCATCTTAAGATCGTATTTTAACTCATTGCAAATACTTTCAATGTGATAATAAAAATCTTCAGATTTATGAGCGTTTTTATTGAAGTTTCTAACATTAAAGAATCTTTGAACTACAATGTTATCGTTACACATTAACAAAAATTCAACTTTGGTAATATCCTGTTCTTTCATTTGTTTTTTTTAATTTTTTTTGTTTCTAAAATTTGTTTTTTCTTTTCTTGTCAACTTTAAGAATGGTTTCAAAAAACTTACCCAAGCGTCGTCACCCTTAGGTAGGTATTTGAAGAATCCATCTTCCATCATCATTCTAATTAGATTTCTATGTCCTCTTCCGTCGGGATCCATCGACTCAGTGTAATATAATCTAACTAATTCTTTGTCCTCATCACTTAAAAGTGGATCATCTAAGTCGACTAGTTTTTGGTTGATTACAAAGAATTCATCACCAAAAATACCTTCTTTAGTTTTACCACTCAATAGATTCTGAAGAGCAACATTCCCCTTTTCCTCTTTAAGTAAATTAGTACTTGTACTCAAAATATAGGGTATTTGTACTAACTCTTCAAGTAGCTCAGGAAACAATTTAACCAAAGTCTTCTCACCAAGATAAAAAATCCCATCAATATTGTCGGAACTATCACCAGTGAGTATCTTTACGGTTTTAACATTAAAGTGGGGAACTTCAATATCATGTAATTTAATTTTATCCCCCAACTTATAATATTGTTTTGTGGATGGTGAATAAATTGATACTTTCTCAG